ATGTATATTATATCTTACATATAATATGAAAATGAATGAAAAGCTACTAGGTACTGGCACTTGACAAATTAGTAAAAGTGTGGTATAATTAAAAGAGTTGCAACCTGTGTAGGCGAAAGCGAGAGTAAGTAACCTACACTTATATAATAGGAGTTATAATGACATACAGTGAAGACAAAGCACAAAGAGAAAAAGAAAGATCAGAAGACGCCAGTTTGGAGAATGAGGCTAGTCCTCCATCACCGATGGTGTCAGATTTCATTAAAAGAATACGACAAATTAAAAGACAAACAGCATTACATTACAGACAAAGGTTTAATTGATATTATTGATAATATGGAAAGACTATTAAGAGCTTTAAGAAAGCATATAGTTAGATCGGACTTCAATGAATAGCAAAGAATTTAGTTTGACAATTGAGGGTATTGTAAAAGAGAAAAGAATTACATACATGGACGCTGTTGTATGGTACTGTGATGAGAATGGTTTAGATACTAGTCAAATATCATCATTGGTTTCAAAATCATTAAAAGAAAAAATACAGGTAGAAGCTACTAATAAGAACCTGTTGAAAATGCCTAAGATTGGTGTACTACCAACGTGATGTATGGAGGCTTTGATGTATATAAAACTTACTTGGCAATCAAGTTACATTTTCAGTCGGACAGTTATGACTATTATAAGTATGGGGGAAAGGTCAACGCAAAACTAGATACATTTACAAAACGTAAAGATAGGTATTTTTTCCACAAGTTGAGTACAAAATATGGACAAGATGATATACTTGATTTCTTTGTTGCTAACTTCATTGCAGATAGTAAGAGATGGATTGGTAATTTGCTTCAAAATGATGGTAAAGATGTTTACCTGGATTATAAGAAACGCAAAGAGTCGTTTGCCTACCACTTTAGAGGAGACTGCAATAATATTGTTGATGATTTTAGCAACCGTAGGCTTTCTTTTGATGATGGTTTTGCTGTTTCTAATGGGCAGCATCCAAGAATGTTACGTTTACTTATTCAAAGGAAAATTAGTTACCAGACCGCGGTCGTGCTTAATCACTTTCTTAACTTTACTAAAAATTGGGATAAAGAAATTACCGAGAAAGTTGTATGGCCTGAAATCTCACTTAAGGTTACCAGAGTAAAACCATTTATAAATTTTAATGCGACAGAGTGTAAATTGATTATGAAAGAGATATTTGTTAATGGCTAAAAGAGTATTTTGTATAGGTAATGGTGAGAGTAGAAAAGGTATTGATCTATCACAATTAAGACCACATGGTAAGATATATGGTTGTAATGCTTTGTATAGAGATTTTACACCAGATGTATTAACTGCAGTTGATCATGGTATCATGCACGAGATATATCAAAGTGGTTACTGTGATAAGAATGAGACTTGGTTACGTAGTTGGACTAAAATACCAGCGCCGGTGTATCACACATTGGTATATGCTAACATGAGTAATGAAGACAAAGAACTACTAGACTTACACCAATCTAATAAAATGGAAAATGATAGAGGTACTAGTCAGGAGTTTGTATTTCATGGTTCTAATTTATCAGGCAGAGTAAATATTATAAAAAAAAATAAAGAGATAGCAGAGAAAGGTTCTTCTGATATAAACATATCTAATGCTTTTCTTAATAAACCTAATGTTGTAAAGAGATACGTTAATCATACAGCAACATTTGTTACATGGGTGAGCGACACCGATAAAGTACACAGTATAGACGATCTAGTTGAAGGAGAACGAGACAAAGGTTGGGCTTGTGGTGCTACTAGTGGTAGAATTGCTACTATCATAGAGAAAGACTTAACAGAGATATATTTGATTGGACATGATCTAGTGAGTAATACAAATAAGATCAACAATCTATATAAAGACACAAAACACTATGGTGTATCAGACAACGCTCCGATACCTGAAGTGAATTGGGTAGGACAATGGGGAAGTCTAATAATGGACAATCCACAGATCACTTTTTACAAGGTTAATCCAGAGGGCAATGATAAAGTATCACAACCCATAAAAGAGTGGTCAAAATTAAAGAATTTACAATATGTTACACTTCAAACGACACTTGACAAATACAGTTAAATGTGGTATAATGAACTCTATAACTATTATAAATAAGTATGATACCGATTATACAGGTAACACAAATATAACAATACGTAAATATATACAAGGAGAAAAATATAATGGACTTTGATACATTAAAACAATCGTCAAGTAACTTTGACAAACTTACGAAAGCCATCGAGGCTAACCTCAATCCTGAGGACAAACAAAACAACAAATCAAAATACCAAGACGACAGATTTTGGAAACCCGAACTAGATAAAACTGGTAATGGTTTTGCTGTAATTAGATTTTTACCAGCGCCAGAAGGTGAAGACTTACCTTGGCAAAGAGTATGGTCACATGCATTCCAAGATGTAGGTGGTTGGTATATTGAGAACTCATTAACTACAATCAGTCAAAAAGACCCTGTGTCAGAAGAAAACACAAGACTTTGGAATACTGGTTTAGATAGTGATAAAGAAATTGCTAGAAAGAGAAAAAGAAAATTATCTTATTACTCAAATATTCTAGTGGTATCTGATCCTAAGCATCCAGAGAACGAAGGCAAGACTTACTTATTCAAATTCGGTAAAAAGATTTTTGATAAGATTACTGAGTCAATGCAACCTGCGTTTGAAGACGAGAAACCTATTAACCCATTTGATTTTTGGAAAGGTGCAAACTTTAAACTAAAAATTAGAAAAGTTGATGGTTACTGGAACTACGATAAGTCCGAGTTTGAGGGCGTATCACAAATTAAAGAGAGTGATGAAGATATCAAAACATTGTGGTCTTCTCAACACCCTTTAAAACCATTTCTTGCACCCGACAATTTTAAAACCTATGACGAACTCAAAGAGAAACTGAATAGGACGATTACAGGTGTACGAAGCGCAACAACTGCTGATAAAACAGACCTCCCATCTGCGGCAAGTGTTACGAAAAGTACTGATGTTGCTCCAAAAGCAGCTAGTGATGATGACGATACGTTGTCTTACTTTAGTAAATTGGCTGAAGAGGAGTAATTCTCTCTCACATCAATAACTTTGAAAGGGCGGCTGAAAGGCCGCCTTTTTTGTTTGTATAAATATAACATATGGCAATAAGTATAATCGACCCAATCAAAATTCAACAAGGCGGCATAAGAAAAAGTGTTGATTGGTATAAGAAAACTGTTGCTACACTTGGCGATAGTATCACAGCTGCGGCCCTAATGAGGTCAGGCAAATTAAATGGTATTCCTAGCAGAGGAAGACTAAATTTCTTCTATTATGACCCTAAATATAAGAAGACATTACCTTTGTATGATAGGTTCCCACTTGTATTACCTTTAGAGACAATACCAGGTGGATTTATGGGAATGAACTTTCACTACATAAGACCTGTTCAACGAATTAGTTTATTGAACAACTTACAAAAGTATGCTTCTGGTGGTATGAAATCATCAACAAGAATTAATGCTAGTTATGATGGCATTAAGAATGTAAGAATTGCGAAAACGACTATCAAAAAATATTTGTATAGTCACGTCAGATCAAACTTTTTAAGAGTTGATTTTGATGAAGCAGCGTTGGCAGTTATGTTGCCAGTGCAACAATTTAGAAAAGGACAACCATACTAATGGCGATATTAAGAGGCGGGAAAAGAATTGGTGGATACGATATCAGAATAGGTTTGCCTAGAGATAGGTCGTTAGATGACGTGCAATCTGATCCACGTTTAAGACAAAAGGCTGGTGGCAATCCTGAAACTACTATGGGTAGATTTCAAGCCATGGTCAATGAGGCTGAAGGCTTTCAAAGAAAAGCTAGGTTCTATGTAAACTTTACTTTACCAAAAGGTGTTTCAGGTGTTGCTGCAGGAGGTCATCCAGGTTGTATACAGCACAATGATGAACTACAAGGTTTTTCTACTGCTTTACAATTACGAGCTATGAACCAAGATCAACAAAAAAGACGAGTACAAGCTTTTTGTAAAGAGATAGCAATGCCAAGTAGAGAAGGTGTACAAAAAGAAATTAAACATAATGGTCCTACTAGAAAATTTGTTTATGATTATACTTCACCAGAGATTACTGCAACATTTATGACAGATAAATTTATGAGAGAAAGATCATTTTTTGAAATGTGGCAAAAGGCAGCATTTAGTAATACTACACACAATTTTAATTACTATAATGATTATGTTGCACCACTTGACATATTTGCTCTAGGTAGTTTCGCTAGTAGAGATGAAAGAGATGATATAACTTATGGTGTTAGACTATTTGAATGCTATCCAAAAACTATCAGTGAAGTTACATTCAGCCATGATGCTAATGAGATACAAACTTTTACTGTTACATTTAGTTTTAGATATTGGGTTAATTTCTTTTTAGATAGAGCTGGACGTGTAGATATAGGACAATCAGAATTTAAACAACCAACAGTAAAAAGAGCTGGTGGTATATTTGGTGGATTAATTAGTATGTTACCACCAGAGATAAGAAGAGCAGGACGTGACGTATTGAATGAATTGAGGAAAAAAGCACCAATCGGTAGAATAACTGGTGGTAGAGTATTCCCACCATTTAGAATACCACCGTTAAATTTATAATATAATATAAGGAGACATAATGGCGTTACCAACGATTGATACACCAAGATATGAATTGACATTACCATCAAGTGATGTTATAGTACAATATAGACCATTTGTTGTCAAGGAAGAAAAGATTTTGATGATGGCAATGGAAACAAAAGATAATAAAGAAATAATTATAGCAGTTAGAGAAGTTTTAAATGCTTGTACATTTGATAAATTAGACATGGATAAGTTACCTATGTTTGATTTAGAGTATATACTATTACAAGTCAGAAGTAAATCTGTTGGAGAGATAGCAAAATTTAAAGTGCTGTGTCCTGACGATAAAGAAACATTGGCAGAAGTAGAAGTTGATCTATCTAAAATAAATGTTATAGTAGATGATGAACACACAAATAATATAATAATTGATGAGAAAAGACAATTAGGTATTGTTATGAACTATCCAACTTTAGGATCCAGTCATGTAGGTTTGGACATAAGTGATAAAAATATTGATGCAACCTTTGGAGTTATAGTAGATTGTATTGAACACATTTATGAGGGCGACAAGACATATCCAGCTAAAGATAGTACAAAACAAGAACTACAAGAATTTATTGAGAACTTATCACAAGACAGTTTTAAGAATATTAAAAAGTTTTTCGATACAATGCCTCATTTAAGACATGATGTTGAAGTAGAAAACCCTAAAACAAAAGTTATGAATAAGATAACTTTCAAGGGTTTACAAGATTTTTTTCAATAAGCCTCACCCATTCCAACCTAGAGGCCTATTATG